TATTGATCTCCATCTAATAATGTTTTTTGAACAGCTATTAAATCAGTTCCATGATCACTTACTTTATCAGTATGTAATACGAAAGCACATTTTTTAGCTTTTTCAACAGGTAATTGATCTATAAAATATTTATATGCTAGTAATGTATCTGGAATTTGTTTCCGTCTAATATTTCTAGAATTAAAGAACATAACAAAATCATATTCTTTACCTTTATAAAATACTTTTTTAAACTCTTTAAACCTACTGTAAGATTCAGATTCTGAAGTAATAGGATAAAATACTTTTTCATTAAGTCCATGAGGAACATATTTTATAATCCTATCTTTAGCTTTTTCACCTAATACTAAAGTATTTATATTAACTGTTTGTTTTGAAATACCCATCAACAAATCACAAGCTTCATAATAAGCTGAGTTATAATATGGAGCTGGGTAATCATCCCAAATATTCAAATAAGTTATTGGAATGTCTTTACGTATTTCATTTTCCATAGCAAATATCCAAGTAAAATATCTTGGGTCTGTAATTAACATTATCGCATCTGGTTTCTCTAATTTAATAATTTGTCTTAGTAAATCTGGATTACCATACTCATCAGATGGATAAAGAATAACAGACGCATCTTCAATACCTGCTATTTTATTAGTGTCTTCTGATATGTCTAATCTTTTACCTGCTTCAGGATGTTTAATTCCTCCTGCAATTTGGACAAAATTAAAATGATGTGATGTGTGGATAACTACTTCTTTACCAACATTTCCTACTCCACTATGGGCTCGAATATCATCAGATATTAAAAGGATTTTTTTTCTTTGTTCTTTAGGAACGTATTTAAATTTATTATTCATAACTTAGTGTATTTTATAATGTAATAAAACTATTTTTCATTTCCAAACATTTATATGTTTTTTTCAAAATCAATATCTGTGTGGTTATGGACTTGTCTTCTAAAAGTCTCATCAGTAAGATAAAGATGAATAGATCTTTCAGTTAATTTTTGAAGAGAGAATTTATACCTAACAGTTGCTACTTTAAATTCTTCAAATAAATCACTTTGTACTTTTACAGAAGTGAGTGTCATTTCTTTTTTGCTCATAATATTATTTTAATGTTTGTATATAAATATATAAAAATTTATCAAACCACCCCTTTATTACATAAGTCTGGTTTATCATTGAATATACAGTACTTACAACTGTTAACTGATGGGTTGGGTTGGAATTCTTTACCAATATATGTTCCATCTTTATTAAATATCTCTTTTATAAAATCATTCATATAATTTATAGATCTGTTTAATTTCACCTTACCAGATGATGGAATATACTCTTGTATGCGAGATATAGGGTAGTCGGAATTTTCCCATACTTTACGTTTAACTATAAAGAATTTAATGTTAATATTGTCAACTGGGATACTGAATTGTTTAGAGAAAAAGTTTTTATATAAAATAAGTTGCATCTGCTTTATTTCATCTTTTTTTTCTCTGTCTGACCATCCTGAGGTACTTGTTTTGATGTCTATGATCTCAAAAGTATCTGATGGTTCATGATATAAAACTACATCTAAATAACCCTTATATAAAACATTTTGATACTCAGAATTAGGAGTTATTGTAATTGGAACCTCACATCCTACCAAATGCCATCCCCTTTTACTAAAATATTTTCCTTTCTTTTTTTTTAAAAAACGAATAATTTCTAAACCATCTTTATAAAACTCATTCATTTCTTCAGGATTGCTAAAATGTACATTTTTATTAGATTTATAATCTTTTAAATATGCTCTTCTAAAACTATCTTCAAAATGTTCTTCTAAATTAATTCTATCTGCTTCAGCAACACTATATTCATACATGGTTGTTAAGTAATGTTGAATAGTTTCATGTAACCCTGTTCCAAAAGTCATATGGATTGAGGATGGAGAATAATGTTTTTGTTTATATTGTAAAAACCATTTTTTAGGACAACTATGAAATGTTGAAAATTGACTAAAAGAAATTGATTTTTGATAACTGTAGTCTACATCTCTTAAAGGAGATGTTTTAATAAATTCTACAATTTGAGGTAATTTTTTACTCATATTTATTAAATATTTCAGTTATATTTTCCATATTACTAGTTTTTTAATTATGGACAAATAAAACTTTATCTATATAAGCAGGGATTAATTCATGTTTCATATTTTCTATTAAAGTTCCATCTGCTGCTGCTTCTTCATATTGGATATAATATTTAGATATAATTTCTTTTTTAGTTGTAAATTGTCCCCAATCCATATAACTATGTTGGATTTTAGGAATAAAATGTCCATAATCTTTTTTATTATGACTATGTTCATTTTTATATTTACCTAAAATCATATCCCAATAAATAAAATTTACTTCAGAGTTTAAACTTATAATATTTACAATTTCTTCTAATAATATAGGAACAAAATAATTATCATCATTAGAATGAATAATCCAATCTCCTAAACTAAGAGTTGTTCCTATTATTCTACTTTTATGTCCCCAATAACCATATCTTTCAGAAGTTGAAGTATAAAAAAATCTAGGATCATTAAGATATTCTTTAAGATTAGATTTATGAGATAAATCAACTCCATCATGGATTAAAATAGCTTCCCAATTGCTATAAGTTTGACATATAATACTTTGAAGTAAACATTTTAGTAAATGTGTTTGTTCCCAACAAGGTATAATAAAACTAAATTTAGGTTTTATTTCTTCCATTTTCCTGTTGTTACTAATTGAGCTATAATAGCATAATTAGTTAGATCTTTCCAAGAATCTAATGTTGGTTCATTAATTAGTGGATTTCTATTACCTTTTAATACTAAATTTTTTAATCTATTCATCTTATCATTCATCCTAATCCAAATAGATGTTAATGATAATTTAATATCATCTTCAGTCTCTAATGATGTACCCATAGCTATATTATCAATACCATATGATAGCATTTTTTCAGCGAACATATTATATTGTTCTTGCTGGATATTCTTAAATTCTTTAGATAAATTAGGATATTTTTCCTCAAAGTATTTTACACTATTCATTATTTAATTTTAGCAGTTTTAATTAATTTATCAACTTCTTTTTCTTCAATTCCCATTTCCCATAAGATACTTCTTACTCCTTCTTTACGAAGAATATCAATATAGTCTTCTGCTTCTCCTAAAGAACAAATAAAATACTCAGAAAGATGTTTAGATATTTCTTGATAAGTATTTTCAGATTGATTCTTAATATATTTGTTAAATATTTTTCTTTTAGGTAACATGTTTAAATATATATTATGTATTTTTTCTTTTTCAGTATGAGGAATTTTTTGTACTATATTTGCTATATGAATATAACTTGGTTCTAATGATATTACTCTATGAATTATATAAGGTGCGAATATATTTTTTTGTTCATTTGTAAATGAGTCCCATGGTTTTTTATCAAATGTAATATTATTTACCCAATTAAATATAGTAAAATTACTTGGTTGAGTCTTCTTTGTCATAGATTTCTTGGAACTCATCTCTAAGTTCTTTAGGTAACATATCAATCAATACTCTACCACTTTTGACATCAAAGAATACTGGAACCGGTATAATACCATCTTCTGATGTTCCAGATATAAATTTTGAAACCCGTCGTAAAATAAAGCCTTCTTGAAATACCATTCCTCCATCTTCAGAGATTACTGGGGTTGTGTTCTTAATATCAATATTAAGATTCATTTGTTTGTTGTTGTTCATTTTTATATTTTTTAAAGTCTAAATAAAATCCAATTGCTACTATAATATTCATACCTAAAGACATTAGTATTTCATGTATGTCTTCATATATGTTAGTACTTAAATGTACATGCCCTATAATCCAAAATGGTACAGACAAGTTATTTGAAATCCAACTTAATAGGTATGTTATAAATGTTTTCATTTTTTTAATTCAAGCAAACGAGCTATTAATCCCATACAATTTATTTCTTTATCTAAAACAAAATTAGATTGATATGAGTATTCATTAATATGAATTGCTATCATTCCTTCATTCCCTGGAGAATATATAGATGATTTATCATATAAAAATCTGAATAGTTCTTCAAATTCATTTGAACCTGAGTTAGCAATTAATTGTCTGATTGAATTAAATGATTTGGATGTTGGTGATGTGAGTTCTTCTAATACTTGATTTTTATAATCATCTATCACACTTGATGATTTATCTAAAACTAATTTATTATCAATAGTTTGTTTTTGACAACTATTAATTGTTTTTCTAAAATCAGGATAGAATTTTTTAACAACTACAGCTACATCTTCTAACTCAAATTCTACATTTTCTTTAGTTAAAATGTTAACAATATGATGAGCAACTGTTTTTTTAGTTGGTGGTTCTAATTTAAATTCTTGAAGTCTACTTCTTAATGGTTCAATTAATCTTTCAGGATAATTACCTGTTAAAATAAAACGAGTATTTAAACTATATGTTTCTATCATGTTTAATAGAATCACTTGAGATGCTTGTAAGATATGAGTAGCTTCATCTAGTATTACTATTTTAAGAGGTTTAAATGAACCAGCTGATGCAAATGATCCAATTTTTTCTCTCATCACATCAATACCTCTTTCATCAGTAGCATTCAAATAAATAAAATCACAATCAATATTATTTGCTAATATTTTAGCAATTGTTGATTTTCCTGAACCTGGTTTGCCAGCGAATAAAAGATGTGGAATATCTTGTGTACTAATATATTCTTCAAATTTATTCCTATTTTCAGGACTACACATATAACCTTCTAAAGTATCAGGTCTGTATTTTTCAACCCAAAGAGTATGTTCTTTTTTATTCCTCATCACCGTATAAATTATATTTTTTAACTTGTGGTTTAGGTATTTCTATATATTCTGTGGTTATAAGATAACAAACTCCATTCATAGGTTCAAGCCTAAAGGCAGAAGGTTTTGGATCAGGTGATAACAAATAATAAGCATTTAATACCTCAGTTAAAGAAGAGTATACCTGGTCATTTTCTATTAACGACCAAGTATCACCCTTTCCTTTAATTCTATGGGCTATTTCAACTAATTTTTCATTTGGTTGAAAATCCATTAAAACATACCTCCCATTCCAAAATCATTATTATTATCTTTTTTATCAGTTGGTTTATCAACCACTACTGCTTCTGTCAATAGAATAGTACCAGCTACTGAAGCTGCATTTTCAAGCGCTGTACGAGTTACTTTAGCTGGATCAATAATACCTGCTTCTTTCATGTCAACAAATTCATCATTTTTTAAATTATAACCAATCCAATAATTAGCGGTTCTTATTTCATTCATAGCATGATAAACATACTCAACATCAATACCAGCATTAGCAAGGATTTTCTTAAATGGAGATGCACATGCTTTATAAACAATATCAGCACCAATAGTATCTCGTTGAATATATTCACGAGCATGTAATAGAACAGCACCGCCTCCAGGTACAATACCTTCTTCAAGTGCTGCTTTAGTTGCTTGTAAAGCATCATCCACCCGATCTTTTTTCTCACGCATTTCTGATTCTGTAAAACCACCAACGTGCACAATAGCTACACCACCAATAAACTTAGCTAAACGTTCTTGTAGTTTTTCTTTTTCATATGGTGAAGTTGATTTTTCAATTTGTGTCTGAAGTTCTTCAATACGAGCTGAGATTTTATCAGTGTCCCCTTTACCATCAACAATTGTAGTACTTTCTTTACCTACTGTAACTACTCTAGCTTCACCAAACCACTCCCAATTGAATTTATCAAGTTTCATACCTTTTTCAGTACTGAATACTTGACCACCTGTCAGGATTGCAATGTCCTCAAGAATTAATTTACGACGATCTCCAAAATCAGGAGCTTTAACAGCTACTACTTTTAAAATACCTCTTGCTTTGTTTACAATTAAAGTAGCAAGTGCTTCACCTTCAATATCCTCAGCAATAATCAATAATGATTTATTTTGAGTAGATACTGCCTCTAAAATAGGTAACAATTCTTTTACTTGAGTGAATTTTTTATCAGCAATCAAAATCAAAGCATCTTGAATACTTGTACTCATATTGTTGTTATCAGTTACAAAATATGGTGATTTGTAACCACGATCAAATTGCATACCTTCAACTGTTTCAAGATATGTTTCACCATTCTTAGATTCTTCAATAAACACTACTCCTTCACGACCTACTTTCTGCATTGCTGTTGCAATTAACTCTCCAACTTCTGGGTCATTATTTGCTGAAATAGTAGCAATTTGTTTAAGTTGATCTTCACTAGATACATCTTCTTTAATTTCAGTACGAATAGCATCTAATACTTGTTTTACAGCAGTATCAATTTCACGTTTTAATTGAACTGCGTTTCTATCATTACTCAATTCTTTAAGACCTTGAGATACGATTTCTTGAGCCAACAATGTTGAAGTTGTAGTACCATCACCAGCATTATCTGCTGTTTTAATAGCTGCTTGTTTTACTAATTGTACACCTA